ACCGGAGAGAGCGTCCAGTCGCCGTTCATCGCGGTCAGCGTGGTGACGCCCGCGATGCCGATGCGCGCGCCGTTCTTCAGGCGGTGCCCGGCGGTGATGGTGGCGACGATCGGGGTGGCATTGGTGCCGGAGGTGATGAGGATGCCGCGAGCGGCGGAAGAGCAGGTGCCGAGGGAGATTTGCTTGATGGACATGTGATTCTCCTTGTTCAGGATCGGCGCAGAACGGCCGCGCCATCCGGGTGGTTGCTAGAGGCGGCCACCCCGCCACCTCCTCGATTCAATGCCGCCAGGCATTCGTTGCGCCGAGGTCAAGCACCGCTCGGCCGGTCAGAGCTTCCGTCAGTGCTTTTGTCTGACCTCGGCGTTTGTGATGATACCGGCGTTGCGCGCCGATGAAAATACGTCGCCCAGGCTGCCGCCGTGATTCACCAGCGACTGCGCGAACATCTCCGAGCGGATCATGTCGATGGTGTCGCCGAAACCTTCGGCCGCGAGCACATCGGCTTCGCGCCGGTCTTTCGCTGAGATGATGATGACATCGCCGGACACTGTGCAGCCGCCAGCCTGATTTGCGATATTGCGGCCGTCCAGCCAGCCGCCGACAGTGTAGATGAAAACGCGCTGGCCTTCCTCATCGGTCTTCTCCCCCTCGTAGAGGACGCACGGGTCTTCGATCCTCACGGCGTCCTCCATGCTGATCGAGCGCCTGGCGCCAAAGTTCATGTCGTCGATGGTGAGGGTGCGGGTCGTCATGGCTTCGCATCGTATCCGAATCGAATCTCGAATTGCAAGCCCCCGAGCGCGAAAGCGCTTCGGGAAAAGACGGAGGTTTTAGATTTACCGAAGGTGAATCTAAAACCGTAGTCTACGGTTTACTTATCGGTTAGCATACCGAACGCATTGCGAACGCTATGCGAACGCTATGCGAACGCATCGTGCAGTGCGCCATCAATTAAATCAAGTAAGTGAATCGTTTTTTGGGTCTAATTGCTGCGGTCGAATATAGTGATTCCGCGATATAAGTAGTACCCCCCTCCCCCCCCACTTATGGCTGTTTTTGCGAAAACCCGAAAAAGCCGCATTGCCATCGCATTGCGAACGCATACCGAACGCAATGCGTTCGCATAAAACCCTATAACATCCGATACTTGGATTTTTTCGCCGTGGGCTGCTGCCCGTGCTGCATGACCCAATCCAGTGTTCCGGGTTTTGGGCCTGGTGGCGGCCGTTTTTTCTTCGGCGATAGGTCTAGCGGGCGGCTCATGCAGCCATAGCGGGCCTCGTCGGCGGCGTGGTCTTCGCCGTCCGTGTCGAGGTCTTCGAGCTTGTTCTCGTCGTGAATCAGTGACGGCACGGTGCGGATGAAGTCGGTGCAGGTGTTGAAGGTGTAGAGGAGCGGCGCACCGTCTTCACCCTCGAACCTGGCGCGCATCTGATCCCATCCGGCGATGCGGGCGTTGTCGGCCGGCCGGAAGATGCAGCCAGCTTTCGCCATGCGCTCGGCGATGCTCGGGCCGCCATCCTCGCGGAAGCACGCCGGGTCGGCGACGCGGTAGGCGATGCGCGCGCCCGGGTGTTCGTCTCCGGTCATCGCCAGCAGCTCGCCGGACGCCTTCTCGCGGTCGACGATGCCCTGCGCAACCGCCTCGGCGACCATCTTCAGGCCGACGTTGTGCTCGTCAGCCTTCTTGCCGTACCACTCCCGGTAGCGTATCAGGGCGCCGGCAGGGAACCACAGGGAGCGGCCGTCACGGGTTCGGATGACCTCGCCGTTGCTCACAGCCCACCAGCCCACGGAAAACGGCTTGGCGCTGCCCCAATCGAACGAGGCGAACCTTGTCCACTCCTGTGGAACCGTGAAGGGTCGGATGACGTGCCGCTCGCGCGAAAAGTTGTTGAAGAAGGCTCCGGCCAGGACATCCCAATCACCCTCAAGCCAGGCCTTGCGCAGGGCCTCGTTGCCCTGCGTGGCGGCCATCAGGCGGCCGATGTAGTTCGGGTCGTTGCGCGCCAGCGCCACGTTGTCCTTGAGGCGACTCGGGATGAAGACACGCGACAGGTGCGTCTCGGGGTCGTCGTATGGCGTGCCGGGTGGCGTCATAAAGATGCGTGACCGCATCCAGACGTGGCCGATGCCGCCAGGGTTGCCGGTGAGGGCCATGCGGCACGGCACGCCGAAGGCGCTGCGCAAGGTAGAGATCATCTTGAGCAGCGGCGTCGGGCTGGCATACTCCGTCACCTCGTCGAAGCTGATCCGTGAATAGGCGTGTCCGTGGTAGCGGCCATAGTCGCGCTCGCTCTCGATGTAGCGCATCTTCACCGTCGCGCCGTTCGGCCAGTACCAGCAGTTGCTCAGAGGGTAGCGCGCACTCGGCTTCGTCTTGAACACGGCGCCGGTCGTCGGGAATATCTCGGTGGCCGCGAGCTGCAATTCCTCCAGCTCGGGGTAGGTCTTGCGGAACATGATGCCGCGGTGTGCTTGACCGTAGCGCAGCGCGCCGTCCTCCTGGAATCCGCACTGCCAATACGATTTCCCGCCCCCGCGCTCGCCGGCAAAGATGACCTCATCAAAGC